ACGGCGGCAGTCGCAAGAGATGTAATTTTCCCGGTGACAGGGTCCACATCCACTGTGGCGCTATTTACCGCCCTCTGGAACAGCGCTCGCTCTGACAGAGCATCGATGTCAAGTGCGCGCTGGATGATATCTGTCGCCATCCCGCCGATCTGCGCGATCGGCGCCGCGAGTTCGGCGGCGAGCTGCGGCATGCCGAGCGCGCCTTGGAGTTGGGTCAGGAGGTCGCTGGGGTCGGTGCTTGCTACAGCGTAGAGGGCACCCGAATCAGCCGAGGTGTTTCCCCACGTATCAACCACGCACAGCCAGTAATATCCGCCAGCCCCCGGCGCCAGGCCGGGATGCGTATATTCTCGACCGGGAAACGGTTCCGACGAAAGGCGCGTCGCACTGCCACGGTCATTCTCGCTACAGAACCAGATTTCGGTCGCGCGAATATCCTGGCGTGTATCACCAAAAGTCCATGTCAGCCGAACGCAGAACAGCCCCCCGACAGCGTGCGCCAGAGGGGCGGCAGGCAGCGTAGTTGGTACGGGCTGCGTCCCGCTGGCGCTGACCCACACGCTTTTCTTTCCAAGGCTGCCAACAGCCCGAACGCGAACCTCGTAGAGCCGGCCAACAGCAGTTGCGAGCAGCGTGAACTTCGTCTCGGTGACAAAAGTCGTATCCCACGGGCTATCATCCTCGCGCCAAGCCACATCGTAGCCGACGACCCACATCGACAAAGGGGCGGTCCATGTCGCCGTGAATCGCGGAACGCTTGAGCCGTTCGGCTGGTCCTGCGTACTCATTGCCAGGACAAGATTGATCGGCGCGGGAATGTTCGACGGATCGGGAAGATTCGTCGTCATCGACCGCCGAGGCGTCGTCAGTGGCGTGGCCGAATAAACCGCGTCGTCGTACTCGGCGACCTCGACCTCGACCTCGTCGGACGAGAGCAGCGAAATGCGCACGATGCGGAACGACTTGGCCGACCATCCCGGCGTGCTGTGCGTGATCGGCACCACGTCGCCAACCTCGCAAAACATCCCAGCAACGAATGCCCGAAACGTTGCGGTCATGCCGAATCGTGACTGGCGCAAATGGCGCTCAGTCAGTACCTGGCTTTCGTATGAGTTGGTGGTAAACGGCAGCTCGACCTGGGCTTCGAGCATCAGCCCATTGTCCTCGGCGCGGAACGGCGTCGAGTCGGCGACGATGATATCCTGCTGCCAGCTATTCAACGGATTGAACCAGTTGCCGCGAACTCGGTTGAAACGAGTGCGCTTGCCGCCAGGTGAGAATGTCCAGCTTCCGGCGATATTGTCTTCGTTGAATTCAAAGTCGCTCGGTAGTTGGGCTTTATCGACGAGCAACCCATATCCGCGAGCGGAAAAGATCAGCATCCCGCGGCAGCACGACAATAGATTGACCATGTTGGCCGACGACGACATGTCGGTATTGATGACGCCGTTGCACGTATGCCGCTGGTGCGTTGTTCCGTCAGGCGCGGTGAAAGTCAGCTCGCAGTCATTCGCGGCGATGATGAACATTGCATCATCAATGCCCGATGCAGCGTTGCCCCGACCATACCGAGCGTTGATCAGGTAATCGCGCACACATAGCGCAGGGTTTTCGCTCCAAGCCGTCGCGCCGGTTCTCGGGTCATAGACGGTGCGCCCCCGGATATCGACGGTGATCGTCGGCAGGCTCGAAAACACGTTGGAGTCATATTTCAGGCGGACGTAGGTATAAGCCACACCGCACAGCCGGTGCGCTGCGGTCCATTTCCCCGGAAGAGCGTCAATCAGCGATTGACAGGCGACCTGGTCGTCATGGCCGAGGAATGTCTCAACAGTGACCAGCCCAGCAAATTTCGCGTCGGTCGTTGCGATATCGTCGAGATAGACCGTCTCGATCGCGTCAATCGGCCCTTCACAATGGGCGATGACGATGTGCAGGTATTCATTTGACGCGCCGCTCGCTTCGGTCAGAACTCGCGTCCCCCCGATCTTGCGCCGGCCATAGACAACCATGATCGGATCGACGGTGCCAGCTGTATTGAGCAGGATGCCTTTGGATAAGCTATCAACCGACGACGACGTGGACGATGTTGAATCGTCGTCGTTGATGCCGACAGCGGACGATAGAACAGAGGTTGTCGCCATCGAGACCGCACCGGCGACGATCGACCCCATCATTGTCAAGGAGGTGGCGCCTGCAGCTACTACGGTTAGACCCATTCCGACTGCCGCGCCGTATCCTGCGGCCATCCCGGCGACAGCGACTACAGCGGCGGGCATCAGCGCACTCCCATGACGATAGAGGGCGCAGAAATGGATGCAGGGCGTAGCTGAATCACGCCTAAATCGCTGCTGCTCGACAAGTAATTGCGGCCCAAATAGACCGACGCGCCAATGTTCCCGGCCATCTCGACCAAGGCAATGTCCCCGGTCTGGATGAAGCTCAGGGCAATCTCAATCACCCCCTCGTCGCGCAGGCGTTGAACCAGGCCGGACAATCCATTGCGGGCGACCCAGGCCATTGCGCGTCGTTCCGTTGACATGCGCTTGCAATTCTGGCCGGCGAGGTCCGTTCCGCACTGTACGTCAATAGCGCGCAGCGCAAGCGATACACAATTGGTTTCCCCCCACGCAAACGGCTTGCCAATTTCCTGTCGTGCAAAAGCGATCAGGCGCAGATCGTGGTCGTCAAAGCGCTTCATGCAGCGCCCCATTTGATGCTTTTGTTGAGTTGCGAGACGTACTCGAAGCCGAGATCACCGGGGAACCAAATCTGCTGTTCCTGGTGGTTCGTGTGCCGTCCAGGCTTGCGCTCAAAATCGATCCAGTTCGAGCCGACCGAGATACTGACGGTGCACGTTCCGCTGTCCGGATCTTCATTAATCACCGGTGCATCGCAACGGCCGTCCAGGATCGGAACAGGATCGACCAGCACCGAGTCATCAGCGAGCGATAGAAACGCCTTTCTGATCACCAGTCGGCGATCGATGTACGAATGCAGCAGCACCTCGGCAATGACCGACTGATCGACACCGGAGAGCACAACCGTCGTCGTGCTCACCTTCATGTCCGCCGTTTCCTCGACCTGGTCGAAGCTAAGGTATTGGCCGTTGGCCAGATAAGTGTTGCCGTTCCATGAGAGCGTCCGGTAAGAGTCGGTCGCGTAGGTCGGCGCACCGTCGAGATAGAGCTCAAAAAGGTGCACCGGCTGATTTGCCGATTTCGCCGCTTCGGAACGGACGGCAGCCGTTGCGCCGCGCCCACTCATGGCAACACCTCGACCAATTCGCAGTCCCAGCTATAGAGCTGCGGCGGCGAGATCGGCGTTTCGTGTAAATCCGCCGCAAAAGCGACGGTGAACGGCACGTTATCTAGAATCACCGCCTCGCCGGCCGTAACGCCGGCGTAAAGCGCGGGCTCAATCGCGAGATCAACCTGTCCGCTACCGTTGGCCTGCGCGTCGGCGGTCAGCATGTACACCTTGGTGCCGTTGGCGAATTTCACGTAATCGCCGACTTTGCCGATCGTCGCGCCAGCTGCGACACCATGTACAGGAACCGATCGGCCTTTCTCGGTGGATATCCGCACGATCGGCGCGCCGCTGCCGGCACGCCGGTTCCCGATCACCGGAGGGACGAACAGGAAGCTGACGAACTGACCACGAGCAGCGACGGCAAAAGCGATCAGCGGCGCCATTTCATCCCGGGTCCGTTTGGCGTAAGAGAGTTTGAACGCCCAGCGCTGCGCGCCCCGGCTGCGCACCTGGCGCTTCAGGCTATGTGACTGGCTCCCGAGGGTCGGCTGCAGCGAGCCCGGCGTCATCGAAGACGGCCACGGAGTTGCCGGGAAGGTTCCGCTCATACCGTTGGACTCTGGCGATTGCGCAGCTGCGCGGCGCGCACTACACCTGGAACGGTTTTGACGACCCACGCCTGCATCTGCGTCATTGCCACGGCGAGCCGCTGCTCAACGCCTGATTCCGCGCCGCGCGCGTCAATCGTCACCGGCATGGAAATGGCAATGCCCGAGGCGTTATCTCCGAGAGCCCCGCCAAGAGCCTTCATCTGCCCAGCAGTAAAGACACCTTCGCCCGGAAGCAGGATCGTGGGTACTTCACCGCCGACAATGCCGCCAGTATGGTAACGAGGCGCGTTGTTGAATAGGCTGGCCGGGACATCGCGTGTGAAAGTCGGCTCACTCCCGACAATGCCGCCCGAGTGATAACCGCCCCCCGCCTGCATGGGGATCACGGCGCTAGATGAGTCGAAGAGGCTTGTCAGCCAGTTGCCGACGCCGGCGGTAACCGGTGCCATAGCCGCCCTTGCCTGAATCCGCACCAGATCGGCGATGAAGCTGGTGGCCAGGCTGGAAAAATCCGCCTTGCCGGTCGTCACGAAGTTGGCGATCGCGTCTGCCATGCCGTCGGTGCTGCGGCCGAACACGAATTCGGCGGTCTTGGCGGCATTGTTGGCCTCGTCCGTGTAGCTGGCGAAGGCTTTCTTCCAGCCGGATTCAAACGTCCTTGTCTCGTCGTAGGCCGCTGCCGTGGCCGCGGCGATCCGCGTCTTCTTGTCGGCCAACTCGGTATCGACGCGGGCCAATGCAGCAGAGGCTTCGGTCTGATCCTTGATCTGCTCGATGATCTTGTCGCGTTCGCGAGAATACTCATCGTCGATCTTGTACAGCGCTTTCCTGACCAGGGTTTCGCGCTCGCTGACGCCGTTCAGATCGTTCTGCGCGTTGATCCGCTGCAGCGTCGTCTCGAACTCGCGGTCATAGTTGTCGACGAGGCGCTGGGCGCGGGTCGATTTCTCACGATCCGACTCAAGCTTTTTCTGCTCGGCGCTGAGAACCGTATCCTTGCCGAGCACTGTGTCGAGCAGTTTGTCGTACTCGGCCGCGTCGATCTTGCCGCGTTTGAGCAGCTCGCCCAGGTTTTCGATTTCCTTGACCGTCGATGACGACAGGCCGGATTCCTGGGCTACAGCGTCGCGCCGATAGTTTTCGAGCAGGCCGTCGAGCGGATCGACCTTGGCTTTCTTGGGCTTCTCGTCGTACTGGGTATGCGCCTGCTTGATCCACGCGGCCTTTTCCTCGGCCGTTGCCGACGATTCGTTGATCTTCTTGATCGCGGCCGCGAGCTGCTGCTCGTTGGTGAGATACTTGATCTTGAGATCACCGTACTCCTTGGCTTTCGCCAAGCTTTTTTCCCTCTCCTTGTTCTGCTCGGCAAGGTATTCGCTGGCCGATTTTTCACCAGCCATCACCGCCTCGATGGCGCTCTTCTGTTTTTCGAGTTTGTTAACGTCGAAGATGTTTTCCCAGATCGACCCGCTTGAACCAAAGCCCATTGCTTTGTAATGCGTGATTTCCTTGTTCACCTTCGCGAGTTTGGTGTCCAGAGTATCTTCGCGAAATACGTCAACTACGGCATCGCCAGCGCCTTTTACCGCGCCCCAGACAGCTTTCCACGCCTTTTCCAGACTGCCGAGATTGGCCGCCATCACCGGAGCGCGCCCCTCAACCATGTCGAAGAACGTGCTCTGCGCCAGCTCTACCGCTTCGGTCTCTCGCCCCTGATCTTGCAGTGCCTTGATCTGTTCATAGACGCTGGCCGTCAGAAAATGGTATTTGTCGTTGAGCTTGAGTATGGCGGCTGCCGGCGCCTCGCCGAGAGAGGCAAACTCCTTCGCGGTATCGGATGCCGCCGCGCCGCCGGCGCGCTCCATGTCGATCGCGGCCTGGCCGACCTTACCCAGCATGTCCGCCGAGACTCTTCCGCTGGCTGTAATCTCGTTCAGGATTTCAGCGACCGCGCCGGTGGTCGCGCCGGTTTTGCCCGAGACGGATTTCGCCAGGTCGGCCAATTGCCCGGCGGTCGTTTCCGCCATGTTCCCCGTCATGACCAGGGTTTTCTGGAACGCATCCGATTCGGCGCTGCCCTTATAGTAGGCATAGCCCAGTGCGCCGGCAGCGGCGGCTGCGATGGTGAGGGGGCTGACCAGGCCGAGCACGTAGGTACCCAGCGCGCTGGCGGCATTGCCGACGCCGCCGAACATATCCTTGAGCTGGCCACCTTGCTGCATCAGCACGGTCAGCGGCGACTGGCCGCCCTGCAGCGACGTCACGATATCGGTAAATTGCGCG